GATTTGATATTCTAATAATTTGTTCAATCTCAGATAGTTCATTGTAAATAGATTTTTGTAAATCAGCTATGTCAGTTAAATCAGAAACTCCTAAACCTCGCATTGGTGATCTTTGATTGTAAAGAATTACACAAGGAATCTTGCCAATAGGATTAGGTAAAGATTCTATTAATCTTGGTTCATCTCTATTGCCAGTCATTAATTCTACTGTATCTATTCTGTCCTCGTACCAAAGTTTATAAACTTCTCTAGTGCTTTCAATAGACTCTCTAATTTTTACATAATCTAAATAGTAATAACCATTTGGTGATCTAGTATAGTTCCAGTCTAATACGTTCTCAGGAGTATATACGTTTATATATGGTCTAATGTTTTGTTCTAATTCTTCTCCACGAGTCATTACATTCGTAGATGGTTTGTCTACGATAATCCAACAATGTCCATAAACAGAAGCATAGTTTTGTACTTCTCTCATTAGAGCATCAAATGTTCTGCCTTCGTAATCTGAATCTTCTAAAAATTGATCTACTGATGGGTCGTCTGATAATGTTCCAAGTTCTCTAGTTGGTAAAACTCTGAATAGAAATGATGAATAAATATCTATTACGTTTCTTGCGTGGTTATCTAATGGAGTATAGCTAAGTCTTTTAAAATATTCTGATTCTAATTCTAATTGGTAATTTTGTAGGAACTTTCCATCTTGGTATTCTTTGCCACCTAAATATGATCTGATGTAATATTCCCATCTTGGCATCATACCTTTGTATTGTGAATGTTGCTGTTCTATTTCTTGTCTTGTATATGCCATTATGAAAATCTTTTAGGTTGTGATTTAGGTAGATTTGAAGTGATTGGAAATAAATATTCTATTGCGTAACCAAGTGCGTCAGTCATGTGATCGTAACCATTATTTTTCTCAGGTTGATTTGTTCCTTCTTTATACACTTGTTTCATCAAAGAATTTATTAAAGTTTTACAAGAAGGATTAATGAAAATACTTCTCTTACCATCAAATGACTTTAGTTTACTGTTTACAGCATTGACTCTGTCTCTAACTAAAGCATGAGTGGATTTACATTTAACATTAAAACCTGCATTTTGCAATATAGTTAAATCTGTTCTGCCACCTGCTGATGTCTTACGTTGTCTTGATGCTGGGTCAGGGTAAGCTATTATCTTTGTCTTGTCATACCTAGATAATAATTCATCAACTAACTCATCAGTATTAGAACTGTAAATAACTATCTCATCAAAGAAATAACTAACTCCGTTCTTAACATGGAATAGACAAGCTGATAGTGGGTCAATGTTAAAATCTATTCCAATATGAATCATAAGTTTAGGGTCGTACTTACATTCTTGCACATTTAATTGGCGATCAAAATTATAGTAAACAACTCCTGAGTAGGTTTCAAATGATGCTAAATATTCTTGTCTAAATGTTCTCTCGTCTAAATCTTTCATGGCTTGTTCAATCTCGTCTTTGTCCACTTGACCACCATCTAATGTAGTAAACTTAAATGACTTCCATTCAGGGTCATCACCTAAACCCTTTTGATATATCTCATAAGACCAGTTACCAAATCCTCTAGGTGTTCCTATAAATAATACATTACCAGTAACGTGCTTATCTGAGATTGTTGGTCGCAACACTTCTGTCCAAGCTTCAACTGGTATATCTGCATATTCATCTAGTAGTAAGAAATCTAATCCAACTCCTCGTAAATTGTCTGGTGATTTATCTGCACCTTTTAAACTTATCTGACTACCATTTCTAAGTATTAAAGTTAGTTCTGTTTCATTAGCATATTTAATCCATCTTTTTTCAGTAGTAAGTCTTTTAAGTTGTTTCCACATAATCTCTTTAGACATTCTGTAAGTTGGTGCTACATAGAATATCTTTGAATTAGGTTTTCTACTTGCGAATCTAAGTAGTTCATACATGGCTAAGTGTGTCTTGCCGAATCTTCTTCCTGTAATTAAAACTCTAAATCTTTTTGGACAAGTGTATACGTCTAGTTGTGGTTTACTAAATGGCATTATATTAATGTTCCTTCTATTCTATTCTTTGCAATATCAAAATAGTTTTTGTCCATTTCTATTCCAATAAAGTTTCTGTTAATGTTTTTACAGGCAACTCCTGTGCTACCAGAACCCATAAATGAATCTAAGATTAAGTCTTTTTCTTGTGATGATTTAGTTATTAAAAACTCTAATAAGTCTGTTGGCTTTTGGGTTGGGTGTAGAATATTGTTTGTTTTATTATATTTCAATATGTTTGGTTCTCTTTTGCCATTAAGTTCTTTTCTACCTTTAGTTAAAAATAAGATTAACTCATACTTAGGTGCATATCCACCAGTTAAATCTCCAGAACCATGATTGTTTTTTTCCCAAATTAAAATGTCTTTTAAAGTAAAATGTTCTTTTGAATAATCAATAAACTTACTTAGAAAATGAATAGAACAAAACATATAACAATGACTGTTTTCTTTTAGTATTCTCTTAAATTGTTTTAAAGAAAAATATAACCAATCAATGTTATTATCATTATTAATTTTATCATACTGTTCTTTTCTACGTTTGCTTTGGTAGTTCATTCCGTAAGGTGGGTCAGTAACAATTAAATCAACACTATTGTCTGATAGTGTTGGTAATACTTTTAAACAATCATCATTATAAAGCATTTATAATTCCTCTTTGGATAAGTTTAGTAATAACTTCTTCTTCCAATTCAACATCATGGTTATAACCTTTTGGTGTTCCAATATGGTTTGTATCTTCCATTGTATATCTATTCTTAGTTTTAAAGAAATCAAATGCTGTAATAGTTACTTTGCAATTACAGTAATTAAGTAACCAATAGATTGAAACGAAACCAGTAGTTGGTCTTGGATAGTTATATATTTGTATCATTAAGTTGTATTCTTCTTTGTTCCATAGCCAAGCTTTTTTCTTAACCCAATCTGGCATACGTTCTGCTCTCTTACCATCTTTTTCAAAGTTTAATCTAACTATGTTTTGTATGCGTGGTAATTCTTTTAATTTATTATGACCTTCATTAACTAAGTTGTTAATCCATACATCACATGGTTTATCTTGTATTCCAAGATTCATTCTAACTATTGAATTGTAGTTGTCGTAATTTATATTTGCTAACTTTTCTCCATTACCAATTAATAAAACATTCTTGCCTTTAAAGTATTCGTAAGGATTAAACATTTCTAATAACTGCTGTATGAGGTGTTAAGTGTTTATGTGTTTCAATAGTGTATGGTTTATGCAATAAAGCAAATGATTGAACTCTATCAGCATCATGCACTACTACTGTATTAGTATGTTCTAGTATGTTGTTAAGATGTTTTATTCTATCTCTTACAAATTGTTCGTGGTCTAAAAAGCACATTCCAAATCTTTGTGTTAATGGTATTTCTTGTTTAAAGTCTATTTGTATTTGCTGATAATGTGAACCGATTAAATAGTCAAATCTTCTTGCCCAGTTAATCTCTTGGACAAATGATATTAATTTAATTCCTTTAGCTTTTGCTATCTCAACTAACAATGGTGTGGAATAATAACCACAACCAGTTTCCATTATATCTTCATTAGACTTTAGAGCTTCTTGGATTAAGACTTGTTGGTGTGTTGCGTAAGTATCTATGAACTGTTTTTCTTCCACCATATATTTGTCTATGTTTAGTATAGCTTGATTATCAGTTGTTAATAAATAATCAACTTTAGATAGACCATATTGTTTAAATGTATTCCAAATACTATTTCCAATACTTACTGCTTGTTCAAAGTTATTATAAATTAAACAGTCTATATGTGTGTAACCTTTATCAATAGCTGTCTTTAATCTTTTGTTGCCAAATATGCAGATCAAATAATCACTAGCCCAAACTATTATAGGGTTAAATAGATTATCAATATCAGGTAATGTTTTTAATCTGCGTTTAGCTAGATTATCATTAAGATATAAGTTGTCTCGTTCTGATCTTACTTTAAGACTAAGCCAATTATGTTTGTTAAATTGATTTGAATACTTAATGAACTTAATTGGTACTGAGATTATGTTTGGATTTCTGTTCTGACTTACGAATCTTCTCTCTAATAATTTCTTTTCCGTCATTTCCAGTCCAATGTATTGTTTTAGCTATATCATTATTCTTGCCTAATCTTAACCCATGATAATTGTCTGGTATTCTATTGATCTTAAACTCGTGTGCTATTATGTTAAATGCTTCTTGATCTCCTCGTTCTTGTCTCATCTCGCATCTATCAAACCATTTTTTTAGAACTTGTTTATTGTTTATACCCACTATTCCAGTTTGCCATCTATCAGTTCTAACTGCATGGTCTTTACTAACAAGATAATCGCAGTCATCTAGCATATCAAACAAATCAGATATATCTTCTTTAATTTCTATATCGCAATCTAACCAAATTATTTTATCTGCTGGTACTTTTTCTATTGCCTTAGGTTTATAGAACCAAGTCCTGCCATCTGAAGCAACTAAAAATGAATTAGGATATTTTTTTAACATTCCAAAGTTAGCTATGTATAATGGAATCTTAATATGCTTATGATAACTTTCTAAGAACCAATCAAGTATATCTATGTAGTCTTTGTCGCAACCAGTTACAAAAGCTTTCATAATTGAATTTTAACAGTATTCGTATAAACATCAAACCAATCTGATGAGTAATCACAAGTCTCGTACTTATTAAAATAACAACCCCCTTCTGTGAAGTGTATGTTCTTAGCTTTAGGATTGTGTGGGTATTCGCCAACTAACCAATTCCATTCTAAAGGTAAACCACCTACTTTATCAGTCCATTTGAATTGATGAAGTTCTAATCCTGATGCTTCATTAACGTATTCTTTTGTAAGCTGTTTACATTTAGCTGTATTCATTAGCATTAAACTAGACCAGTTCTTTTTATCATAAACAGTTTGTATTTGATTGCCGAACTTAGATAAGTGTTTAGGTATATAATCATGCTGACAAACCATAACTGCATAATCATCATTTCTTAAATCCCATAGTTCTTTGATGTCAGTTTTAAAAAGCATATCGCAATCTAGGAATAATGCCCAACCATCATAGTTCATAAGGTAAGGAACTATAAACCTACTAAAAGAAAACTCAGTAGATGATAAGCTATTCTTTGGTCTATTAAATGAATCTTTAATGTTAGGTAAGTATATTGGTGTGAATGATACTGGTACTGAACTTTGTCTTAGTATGCTCTCGGCTAGTATGTGGTAAGCTATTTTCTCTTTGCTATCATATCCAATAAAGACATTAATCATTAGACTGAAGTTTTTTTAACTCAATATCTTTGGCTTGTAGTTCTTCGTTTAGTCTATCTATTTCTTTTTTAAGATTATAAATGATTACTTCTAAGTCGTTTGTCCCTCGCATTTTCTTATCTAGCATCTTTGGTTTCTTTCGCCCACACATTGTATCATTTCTTTTTATTTTGATATGTTCTTAAATACCTTCTGCCCAAAGCTACTGCTTCAGTTTTGCTTTTACCTCTATATCCCCAAGCTTCCAATGATAGCTTTAATCTAGTCTTGTTGCCCTTCTCATCAAACAATCTACCTCTGCCACTACCCATTCTAACTAAGAATGAACCTTTGCGTCTAAATTCTGTTGCTGTATTTGGTCTGCCTTTTACTGGTGGTCTTAGATTGCTTCCAGTAGCCCTATTGTATCTTGCTCTACCAGATGCAGATAGCCCACCTTTTTTATTCTTATCAGAACTTCTTAAACTAAATTTAACCATTTTTTCTAGTGTTAATTATTATTGGTGCTTGTTTTTTAACTTTTAAATTATGCTTCTTCATAAGTAGATCTACAATACATTTAGAACAAGCTTTAATATGTTGCTCTAATTTGTTCATCATTGGTTTTTGGCAGAATAAACATTTACTCATTTTCTACTTCTTTCATTTCAATAACTTCTTTTGGTTCTTCTACTATGTCGTAGATCGGTAAAGGAATATTGTCGTCAGTATTTTGTATTTTGTCTGTTTGTCCAAGATAAACTTTACCTAACCACATAGCCATAATACTGGAATTAAGTTTAGTAGCAATATCAAATTGGGTTTTTCTAATAGACTTTTTTGCTTGTGCAACCCCCAGTTCATAAGATTCTTGGGCTAATTCATTTCTTTGAAGTGTAGATTCAGAACAACCAATAATTCTGGCTATTTCTGCTTTGGTACACATATAACTGGCTAAGTCTTTTATCTGATCTAGTAATTTAGGTGTAAAGTCAAAATTCGGTCTACCCCTATTTTCTTGTTTATCTATTACTAGTATCTCTTTGCCCATATTAACCGAAATGTTCGTTAAATGTTCTATTATTCTTTTTTAAGAGATTTGTAAAGGAAGTCTAATAAATCTTGGTTTTGGTAAAGTGTGTGGCAGATTCCATTTGCTATTGAATTGCATACTACTTCTTCAGCTTTTAAAGGTAAATCTAATTTATATTCGTCATGTATCATGTGGCAGATTTCATGGATTAGAGTGTTAGACATTTGAATATCATCTAATGTTTTGTCTAAGGTAAGAGTGTTGTTATCGCAATCAAACTCTCCAAAAATTTTCTTCTTACTGGCTAATTCCTTTTCAATGAAATTAAGTTTAATTATTCTGCTTCCAAAAATAATTTCTTTCATCTGAATCTTGATACTATCTTAGCTATCTTCTTGGGTTGTTTAGAGAACTGTTGTCCTTTTTTCTTTGCCATTCTTTTAGCACGAGTTGTTTGTGCGTATTGTGATGCAGATAAAGCTTTAATTGCTTTTTCAGGAAGGTATCGTTCTCCAGTCTTAGAACTTGGTTTGCCAGATTTAGTTCTCCACTTTTGCTGACTCCAGTTCATTAAATCTCTTTGTGATTTCTTAATCATCTGTAACCACCACCTCTTGCTTTGTAAGTCTTTGCTAACAGTTGTGCTTTTCTTGCTGACCATTGACCAGCTTTAGTTCCTGCAACTGATCTGCCTTTTATTGAGTAAAACAGTCTCTTACGCATAGTTGGCTTAGTGTAGTTACCAGCTAAATTAACTGTGCTTTTTTTTCTTTTCATTTCTTTTTTCTTTTAGGCATCTTTAATGGTTTAGGTTTGTAAACTCTATAAGTGCCTTTAGTCTTAACTTTGTTTGTATAAAGTACAGATAATGAAGAACTTGTTGTGATACCCATTATTTTTTCTTACCTTTTTTATTTGTCATTTTCTTTGGGGCTTTTTTCATTGTGTGTTTTGGCATTATATTTTATCCTTTATTTTGTTAATCATTTTGATTATCTCATATCTATAAGAAATGGAAGTAGAATAGTTTTCTAATGTTTCTGCTAGTTTAACTGGGTCTTTGGTTCTCATTCTCACTTGTCTAAATTGACTGTAATGATGATTGTTATTTAATATTGATACATAATCTTTTACTGAACTGCATTTTGTTTTATAAGTTTTAACTCTCCAGCTTATTGATGGGTCTTGTTTGAGTGGCAAGATTCCGTTTTTAGACCAGATTCTTATACCAAACAAATTTTGACCTTCACGAGCAAATCTTGAAGTTCCATAATCCGACTCTACTATTGCTTGGGCTATGATTAGAACTTTTGGAACTTGCTCGTTTTTATTTAGATCAATATTAACGTAATCTATACATTTTTTCATTGATTCTATGAATTTGTCGCTGGAACTTGTGTCTATCTTTG